AGAGCGGGAAAGGGGGCTGGGGCGCACTCCGCCCAGGATGCGGCCCGATTTTCGGTCACGTAGAGTGATGACCGCTTGGAGCGTGATTCGATGCCTGGACCACCCCGCAAGCCAGAGTCTCAGCGCAAGGGTCACCGCTTGTACGACGTGACGAATCTGTCCGTGGTTTCCCCCGGCAACGCAGAGCCGCCTGCGTTGCCGGGGGCGAATGACATGCTCAGCGAAACGGTCGAGGCGTGGGATGAGTTCTGGACCTCCCCTCTCGCCGGGGTCGTCATCGAGTCGTCCGACTTCCCGTCGATGGTGCGGTTGTTCGAGCTGCGCGACGAATACAAGCGCACCCTGTCGGCGTATCGACAGGAACGCGTCGTGAAGGGCTCGCAGGGTCAGCCGGTGATCTCGCCGCTGTTTGCCGCGATGAACGGGCTACTCAAGGAAGTGCGGGCGCTAGAGGACCGCTTCGGACTCTCGCCGCAGGCCCGCCTGCGTCTGTCGATCGAGCTTGGAGAGGCGACGGATTCACTCGACAAGATGAATCGCGCGCTGATGGGGGGCGATGGTGTCGAATCGCAGTCGCCCGAAGTCATCGACATCTCAGACCCCCGCACTGCGTGACTCTCACGGCGCTCTGTTCGTCAAGTTCTGCGCCGAGTTCGTCGTTCACGGCGAGGGCGACCTGTACGGTCAGCCGTTCATCCTGCGGCCAGACCAACAGTTGTGGGCGTTCCGCTGGTACGAGCTCGACGAGTTCGGGTCGTGGTGGCATGAGCGCTGCTACTACGAGGCCCCTAAGGGTGACGGCAAGACGATGCTGCTCGCGGCGTGCGCTCTGTTTGAGCTGTTCGGCCCAGTAGCGCCCGACCACCCAAACGTGCCGGTAGCGGCCGCTGGTCAAGACCAGGCGATGAAGGACGGCATCTATGGCCGCATCACGCAGATCCTTGAGCACCCGAACTGCAAACTGCGCCGGTTCGCGAAGGTCGGCTACGACCTGATTGAGCGCACGGACCGCCCCGGTCAGATCCGCTCAGTCGCATCGAACGGGAACACGTCTGATGGTGGCCTGCCGACGCTCTACATCGCTGACGAGGTGCAGGACTGGTTCCACAGCGCCGCCGACGCCCATGAGCGCAACGAAAACTCGACGGTGAAGCGCGAGTCGCCAGTCGGCCGTTCAATCTCAGCGTCAACGCCGGGTGAGTATGCCGGCGACGGTTCGGTTGGGTGGCGGCTACACAACTACGGCATCCAGGTTGACTCCGGCGTCGTTGACGACCCGCACTTCTTGTTCTTCCAGCACGCCGCCGACGAGAAGTGGCGCGGCAAGGACGACGATGGCAAGTACCTGCTCGACGACCCCGAGATTCTCGAGGTGGCGCTACGTGAGGCGAACGTCGGTGCATCCGATCGCAAGATTGGTCGCCTGTTGCGCCGCTACTGGGAGATTCCGCGGCACCGATTCTGCCGATTCCATCTCGGCTGGTGGGTCCAGTCTGACGGCGAGCGCTGGATGGATATGGACGCCTACGGCCAGCGAGTGCGGGAGGGTGTCGAGCGACTCGTCGAGGATGGCGAGCAGGTTGTCGCGTTCTTCGACGGCTCAACGAATGATGACGCCACCGGAATCGTGGCGATGACGGCAGATGGCCGGACGGACGTGATCGGCTGTTGGGCGAAACCCGAGTACGGCGAGGGCTGGCGCGTTCCTCGCGATGAGGTGAACGCCGCTGTCGAGGACATGTTCGCCAACTACGACGTGGCGATCTTCGCGTGCGACCCCGCTCAATGGCGTCAGGAGCTCATCGACTGGGTTGACCGGTACGGCGACAGCAAGGTGATCGAGTTCCCACCATCAAACGCCCGCATGGCCCCGGCGTGTGAGCAGTTCCTGGCCGACGTCATCAACGGCGAGCTGTCGTTCTGCGACAACGAGCAATTGTGGGATCACGTCCGCAACGCCGTGTCAAAGCGGACGATGGCTGGCGTAACGATCCGCAAGGAGGGGCCGGAGTCGCCCCGCAAGATCGACCTCGCCGTGTGCGCCGTTGGTGCCAACGACATGCGCCTGCGTTACCTGACCGCGGCGTTCAAGTCGAAGAAGAAGCCGAATCGGAACAAGGCCAGATCGTTCTAACCGCCGAGGAGGCGCACCCATGTTGACGCCTGAGCAGTGGCGCGATCGCCTGTCAAGAGAGCTCTCGTACCGCCAGACGGAGATCACACGACGCCGCAACTACTACGACGGAGATCACCCGTTCCCGACCGCTCCGGACAACGCGTCCGACGAGTACAAGCGCCTCGCGGTGCTCGGTGAGGCGAACCTGTGCGCCAACGTGGTCGATGCTGTGGTGGATCGCTCGACGGTTCGGGGAATCACGCTGAACATTGGCGACCGCGATGCCGACGACATGGTTTGGCGTCAGTTCTGGCAGGGCAACAACCTGGACTCACAGGCGCCGATGGCGTTCGAGGAGTCCGCCAAGACGGGCTGGTCGTACCTGATGGTGACGCCGCAGGGTGACGGCGTGGCGCCGCTGGTGACGCCGGAAGACCCATCGGAAGTCATCATCGCCTACGAAGCGGGGAACCGCCGCAGTCGCGTGGCGGCTCTCAAGCAGTGGCGCGACGGCGACACCGACTTCGCCATTCTGCAACTGCCGGCGACGATCCACTACTGGATGCGTGACTCTTCGCAGTGGGTCGATTGGGATGGGCCGAACGGGGGTGGCCCGACACAGGAGAACACGCTCGGCGAAGTCGGCGTGATCGAACTTCCGTCACGGCCGAAGCTGGACGGCACCCCGAAGCCGGAACTGTCGAAGTCGGTGCGCAACGCCCAAGACCGCATCAACAAGCAGATGTTCGACAACTTGGTGATCGGTGAGGCTCAGTCATTCCCGCAGCGCGTTGCCATCGGCATCGAGATCCCGACCGACGCCGACGGCGAAGAGGTGAACCCGCTCAAGTCCGGCCCCGACCGCGTGTGGACGCTGAACGCCGACGAGGAGGGTGACGGCAAGGCGCAGGTGTTCCAGTTGGACGCAGCGAACTTGGTCCAAGTCAAAGACATGGTGGAGTTCTACATCAGGTTGATGGCTGGACAGTCGAAGACCCCGCTCTACGAGTTGGCCGGCGCCCTGGTCAACATCGGCGAGAACACGGTTCACGCGTTCACTTCGGGGCATATCAAGAAGGTGCGCCACCACCTGCGAGTGTGGGGTGAGGCGATCGAGGAAGCGGTCCGGCTGTGGCTGCGGGCGATCGACTCAGACATTGACGCATCCGCCGCCGAGGTGAAGTGGCTCGACCCCGAGTTGCGAACCCTCGCAGAGAAGGCAGACGCCGCAACGAAGCTGTCGTCAATCGGTTGGTCCTTCCGCGACATCGCCGAACTGCTCGGCGAGACGGACGCCCGAATCGAGGAGATGGTCGCGAACCGCTCCGAGGAATCGCTGAACCTGCTTGCGCTGACGCCAGCGCCGGGCACGGAAGCCGATGACTCCGCAGCCTGACATCGCCCGAATCATCGAGGCGTACGGTGGACAGTATGACCGACTTCAAGCCGAACTGAACCGGCGTACCGGTCTGATCTGGCGGGAACTTGGCGGCGCGTCGGCGTCCGACCGCAACGCGTGGTTGGCGCAGATCGTGCCTCTCGTCAAAGCGGCAGAGGCGCAAGCGTTCAACCTGTTCAACGGCTACGTCAACCTTCTCGGGCCGATTCTTGGACTATCCCGCATCCGCAGAGAGCGCAGACCTGACGACCTGTCTGGCAGGGGTGTCGACCCTCGCGAGGTCATGGAGCGCCCGATTGTCTCGCTGCGCCGACTGCTCGGCGAGGGCCGTCCACCCGCCGAGGCGATGCGCGTGGCTGGTCAACGAGCGATCGTCACGGTGAACACGAACATCGTGGCAGCGCACCGTAACGCCGCCGACATCGGCATGAAGCAACTCCGAGTGACCGGCTACCGCCGAGTGCTCACCGGCAAGTCGTGCGAGCGCTGCATCGGAGCATCGCAGACCGTGTACCGCACGGGCGACCTGATGCCCATTCATACGCACTGCGATTGCAGGGTCGCCCCGGTGTTCGGCACCGCAGACCCCGGTGACCGCATCAACAGTCTCGTGGCCTCAAACCTCGGCTCCCCGGTGGAGCCCGCGGTCGAGGTCCACGGAGAACTCGGGCCGGTCCTCACCGACTCGAGCCATCACTTCACCCGCCTCGGCGGCGGGTGACGACAGCTCGGGCCGCGACGGCCCGCCCGAACCAAGGAGCCTCGTAGGTGTCCAACGAAGAAACGCCGCCACCCGCACCCGCGGAAGGTGGCACCACAGATCCACCAACACCGCCCCCACCGCAGGAAACCCCCACAGAATCAGCGGACGAGCCACTCGGTGAGGGTGGCATCCGTGCGCTGGAAGCTGAACGGGAGCGTCGCAGGGCTGCGACGGAAAAGAACAAGGCGCTCGCCGCGCGAATCGCCGAACTCGAACAGCAGTCCATGAGCGACAATGAGCGCGCAATCGCCGACGCCCGCACCGAGGGCGAGAAAGCCGCCGAGGAGCGGTGGCGCGAACGCGCAGGGAAGCTCGCCGTGCAGGCTGCTGCTGCCGGGAAGTTTGCTGACCCGGCCGACGTGGTTCGGTACCTCGACGACGGGGTTCCGTTCGACGCTGACGGTGAGGTCGACTCGAAGGCCCTTGAGGCCAGGTTGTCGGAACTGCTCGAAGCGAAGCCGTATCTCGGCGTCACGCCAGCCACCCCACCACCACCTGCCGGTATGGCCCCCGGCGTGCGTGGCGGTTCGGCGGCGATCACGCCTGAGAGCGTCAAGCAGATGACGCCCGCCCAGGTTGCAGCTGCGTACGAGCGCGGGGATCTGAACTCGATTCTGACGTCGACCTGACGTTTCCACACATCCCGAAAGGACGCCAATCATGGCAATCTCATTCATCCCCGAAATCTGGTCGAGCCTCATGCTCAGCCGCCTCGAGAAGTCGCTCGTCTTCGCCGGTCCCGGCGTCGTCAACCGCAACTACGAGGGCGAGATCAGCGACATGGGCGACACGGTTCGTGTCCGCTCGATGGGCGATCCGACCATCGGTTCCTACGTCGAGGGCACGACCACCATCACCCCCGAGACGCTCACGGATGCCCAGCGCGCCCTGACCATCGACCAGTCCAAGTACTTCGCGTTCAAGGTCGGTGACATCGCTCAGGCGCAGTCGCCGGGTGGCGAGCTCGACGAGGGCCTTCGGAACGCCTCGTACGGCCTGCGTGACGTCGCTGACCAGTTCGTCGCCGGCAAGTACACCGAGGCCGCTGCCGCCAACCAGATCGGCACCGTGTCGGTCACGTCGGCAGACCTCGCGTACACGCAGATCCGCAAGCTCAAGGTGCTCCTCGACGAGGCGAACGTCCCCGACGAGGGGCGCTACGTCGTCGTGCCCGCTTGGTACCACGGCCTGTTGCTGGAAAACAGCAAGTTCGTCGATGCGTCGGCGTACGGCTCCACCCAGCCGATCCTCAACGGTGAAGTCGGCCAGGCGCTCGGATTCCGTGTGCTCAAGTCCAACAACTGCGTGAACGTCACGGGCGATGACTGGGCCGTCATGGCCGGTCACCCGTCCGCCATCGCGTTCGCCGAGCAGATCAACAAGGTGGAGGCCTACCGCCCCGAGGATTCGTTCTCGGATGCTCTCAAGGGCCTGCACCTGTACGGCGGCAAGGTCATGCGTCCGGAAGCCCTGGCGACCGTCGTCGCTTCCGAGTCCTGACCCACCCACCCCGACCGAACTGAACAAGGAGTAGCCACATGGCACGCACAGCAGTCACCGTCGAGACCCTCTCGACGACCGGAGCGACGGCCCCCTCGGGCACGACCGCCGACCCCACCAACGACCACACGGTTGACCTCGGCGGCGTTCCGCTCGAGGAGGTCGTGTTTCGTTTCACCAACACCAACGGCACCGAGCGCGTCGCGACGATCGTCGCTGGCGACTCGCCGCCCGCCCTCTCGGCGGGCCAGGGCGACCTGGACATCACCGTCCCGGCCACCACGGGCGACATGTGGGTCGGCGGGCTCGAATCAGCCCGCTACTTGCAGAACGACGGCACGGTGAGCATCGACCTCGCGGCGTCGTACGCGGGCAAGGTGTTCGCCGTTCGGGTGCCGCGTTGAGCGCTGAGGCTGCCGAAACCGTGTTCGTGCGGGTTCAGTCGGGCGCCATCATCAAGATGGACGTTCCGACGAACCCGCACGCGCGGGAGCGGTATGACGCGGCGATCGCCAAGCGTGAGTTCACGCTGGTTGACGCCGATCAGGTCGAGGAGGTGGACACCCGCCACGGCGGCAAGGCTCACCAACTCCGACAGTCCCCCGCCGAAGCGGAGGCCGCGCCAGCGCGCCCGAAGCGCAAGCAGGCAGCCTCGACCGAATCTCCCGACAAGGACTGACCGACTATGGCGCTCGCAACCACAGCGGACCTCGAAGCGATCGGGGCGGTGAAGATTGGCCTCGTTGAAGCCGATGACATCTACACAAGCGCCACTCGCCTCTTGGACTTGGCGAGCGCCATAGTCGTCCAGTACACGCGGAGCACGGAGGCCGAGATCGGTGAGTGGCCGGCTGCGGCTCAAACCGCCGTCGCTGCCGTGGTGGCCGAGGTGGCGGGCCGTCGCCTCACGTCGCCCGCGGCGCCCACCGCTGACCAGTTGGGGACTGCGCCGTTCATGGCGGTCAAGCTGTTCCCGTCCGACAGGGAGTCGCTGAGCGAGATCCCCGAAGTCGCCGCAGCGCGACGGTCCGCAACGCCCACGTCGATCGGCGTATCGCGTGCCAACTCTTGGTTCATCACGACCGGACAGGTCACCGAGTCATGAGTAGCGCGAAGGCTCTCGTCGATGGGCTCGTTTCCGAACTTCCGGCAGTCATCGACGATGGCAGATGGTCGGTGCTCGACTTCCTGCCCCGACAGCGCGAGGGGTGGCACCCGCCCGCCATCACCGTTGACCGCGTGGTGAAGCCGCTAGATGAGGGGACGATGGGCACGGGCGTTGTTCGTTGCCGCCTCGTCGCCGTTGCCTCAGATCAGGACACGGCGAACCTCCCAGACCAGTTGTATGACTGGACCGACGACGGAGCGTCAGGGCGGATCGGCCGCTTGAAGGCGATCACCAACTCCGCCTGGTCGGGCACGCCGCGCGTGCTCGGCGTTGAAATCAACGACGATTTGAAGATCGGCCCACAGACCTACCGGGCGGCGATTGTGTCGCTCGAGTTCATGACGACGTGATCGGAGAATCCATGTCCAGCAAGTACCTCGCGTGCGGATTCAAGGAGCACGTCAACGGCGTGTGCCTGTTCGCCACCACCAAGCAACTCGAATGCGCCGACTGTGAGAAGTCGACGCCGAAGAAGAAGGCCGCGGCCCAAGTGGCCGACAACGAACCCCCCACTGAGGAGACAGACAAATGACCACCTACGTTCAGGGCGAAGGCTCTTTCCAGCTCGGCCCCGTTGGGGGCTCGCTCGTCGAGTACGGCACCGAGATTCCCTCGGCGACCATTCTCCGCACCCGCGGCGCCGTGATCCTTCCCGCCACGCTCGGCGAGGACGAGGAGAACGAGGAGCTCGGCGTTCGCAATCGCTCGCTCCAAATCGAACTGCTCGAAAAGCACCTCGCTACGGGCGTGTGGGGCGTCCTCGCTGCCGCCTATGAGTCGGCAACTGGCGAGCTCGACTTCTCGCTCAAGGCCGACAGCGCCACGACGTCCACGGACAACCGGGTCTACACCGGAACCATCCTGGTCAAGGATCTGTCGCTCGGCGGCACGGTGGGCCAGCTTCGCCGGCAGTCGATCACGTTCAAGATCAAGGCGGGCACGTACGCCGAGGACGACGGCACCTGATGATCGTACGCACGGGGGCTGAGCTGGCAGCCCGCCTCCGTGCGTACGGGTCCGCCCTCGAAGAGGCGACCCCAGGGGCGGTGGAAGCCGCGGCCTACGAGTTCAAAGAGGCGATCCAGGCCCGCATCCGGCAAGTTGCGGGCTCGGACATGTCGCTCTCGAATGTCGGGTCGATCAACGTTCAGTATCGAATGAACGGGGCGGGTGCGAAGTCCAGCGCGACGATCCGGCCGGCCGGCGTTGTCCACTTCCCCGAGCGCGGCACGGCGGCGCACACCATCCCCGGCTGGTCGTCCTTCGGGAACCGGTCGGATGACGACCAGGTACGCCGGGACATTCAGCACCCAGGCGCCTACAGCCGCAAGGCGCCGCCGAGGCCGTGGGCGACAGGCCGCGCCGACGGCCGCGAACCCGCACAGGCGGCGTTCGAGCGGGCAGTGAATGAAGCGATCGAGGGGGTGTAGTTCATGGCACTAGGTGGCGACTCGTTGGAGTTCGAGGTTTCGGCGGATGCGTCGAAGTTCACCCGAGAGATGGACACGGCGGCGAAGTCCGCGGAGAAGTCGATGGGCGACGTCGAGTCGTCCATCAAGGGGGCCGAGGACGCGTTTGGCGATGCGGAGTCGGCGGGTAAGCAGCTCGCCGCGACGATACAGGCCGAAGCCGACAGCATGACCGCCGAGATCGACGCCACCAAGCGCGCCGTCGAGGCAATGGATGCCGCACTTGAGGGCACCGACTTCGACTCGCGCGAGGTTGTCGCCGAACTCAAGCAGGCGGGCCTGACCGCCGAGCAGGTCGAAGCCGACGTGGACGAACTCGCCGCCGCGGTGAAGCGCGTCGATGACGTGAAGCTCCACTCAGCCAAGGCCGGGTTCGATGACGTCGGCCAAGCCGTGGGCCGCGTTGGTGAACAGACAGACCGCGCCAAGGGCGCCGTGTCGTCGTTCGCTGGCGGTGCAACCAGCGAGCTCGCTGGGGCCGCTGGTGCGTTCGGGCCGATGGCCGAGGGCGCTGGTCAACTCGTCGAGGGCATCGCCGAGGGCGAGTTGGGCCTCAAGCACCTTGCCGGTGCCGCTGGCGCGATGGGTGTCGCAGCCCTCGCCGTGAAGGGCATCACCGATCAACTTGCCGCCGCTGCCGAACTCAAGGCGTTCCGCGCCGAGCAGGTCGAAGCGTACGACGACGCCCTGAAAGACGCCGACTCCACGCTCGACGGCATCATTGCCAAGCTGACCGAGGCCGGTGGCGTGACCATCAACCTCTTTGGTGAAGGCGAAGAGGACATCACCGAGCAACTGGCCGAGGCGGGTGTCACGGCCGACCAGTTCGCCAAACTCATCGACGGTGGCTCTGAGGCTCTCGAAGCGTGGAAGGTGCAGGCCGACGAGGCCGGCGCGTCAGCCGAAGCCCTCGATCTCGTCACCGTCGCGGTCAACTCCGAACTCGAGGCGCTCGAGGAGCGGCAGCGAAACGCTGCTGCGTCTGCGGCGTTCTTCGCCGCGGAGACGGTCAACCTCACAGGCAAGTTCGACCGATCCGCCGAGCGCGCCGCCGCACTCGAGCGACAGACCGACAACAAGGCCCAGGCGGACCGCGATGCATCGGCAGCAGCCGACGATCACGGCGACTCGGTGCGGGACCTCTCCGATCGCTACTCCGACCTCAAGGACGAACTCTCGGACCAGAAGGCGTACCTCAACATTCAGGATTCGTTCGACGCGCTCAAGGAGAAGGGGCAGGCTGCATTCGACGCGGCCGAGTCCGGCGCAGAGGACGCCGAAGCGAAGATGCGCGACTACGAGCGCGCTCAGATCGACCTAACGAACGAGGTTCTCGACTACTCTGAGAACGTCGCCGAGATCCCTGGCGACGTTCTCACGGACATTCGCGCAGCGATCGACGAGGGCAACATCGCCTACGTCCAGGGCGTCATGGCGGACCTCGAAAAGGACCGCATCACGAACCTGCGCGTACGCGTCACCCAAGAAGGCCAGGTCGTCCTGCCAGGCGGGCAGCGTGCGATGGACTCAGGCGGCAACCTCGCGGCGGGCGAATCCGCCCTCGTCGCCGAGCGGCGCCCCGAGGTCGTGAACGGCCAACTGTTCCGCAAGCCGGCGTTCATCACCGGCCCCGCGTCAGTCAACTCCGGCTCAGCCACGGACGCCGATGGCGGGCACATTCCGACCGCCGAGGAGATCGGTGCGGCGGTCGCTCAAGCGCTCCGCGGTGTCGACCTGACGCCGGGTGCGATGAAGGTTGAGCTCGTCGGCATGGACGCTGTAGTCCGCGGCGAGATTCAGAGAAGCGACGCCCAGGCGCTCGCCGAGTTCGAGGCAGGTGCCCAGTGACCACAACCACCCTTCGCCCCACGTCCACCCCTCGCGGGGGCACGGCCACCACTACAGGCGGCGCGTCGCCTCACGACGTCACAGACGACGACAACGACGCCACATACTTCGAGCTCCCCACAACCGGCACGTACGTCAACCTGGGCATCACTTCGACCCTCCCCACCGGGGCGGTTCTCAAGTCCGCGACCGTTCGGTGCCGAGCAAAGGCGACGTCCAATCTGTCGCTGTTCAAGCTGTTCCTGCGCGACCATCTCGGCGGGCAGACGTTCGGGGAGTACTGGGCGACCATCCCCTCGTCATTCGACGAGCGCTACTCGTCGGCGCCGCTGAACCCCTCGCCGCACTCCGATCAGGACTTCCTCGACAATCTGCGCCTCGGCTTCGAGACGACCACCTCGGCAAACTATCCGGTTCGCATCGCCGAGGCGTACCTCGACCTGACGTACGTGACGAAGCCCACCGTGTCGGTCGGAACCGTCGCGACGCCGATCACCGACTCGTCGTACGCCGAGGCGACGTTCACGGCAACGTTGGACGCGGACGGCGGGCCGGTCGCCGGCTACCGCGTCAAGACGTTCTCGGCGGCGCAGTATGGGGCGGGCGGATTCGACCCCGCCACATCGGACGCCGTGGCGTCAGTCAACGAGATCGGTGCGAGCGAGTCGGTGTCGATGGGTCCGTTGCCCGACGACACCACCTACAAGCACTACGTGCAGGTGTATCAGATCGTCAACGGCTCCATCCATGCGACGGACTGGACGGCATCCAACGCCTTCGCCATCAACATCGACTCTGCCGACGTTGACACGATCACCGCCACGGCCGTCGATGCTTCCGGCAAGATCACCGTTGACGTTGCCCACGACGGCACATCGGAGGCGTGGGAGTACATCGAGGTTCAGCGCTCCATCGACGGCAAAGCCACCTGGCAAGACGTGCGCTTCGCCACCTACGTCGATTGCACCGCCGATACCGATGACTTCGCGGTCGACGACTACGAAGTCGCCAACGGCGTCGATGCGTGGTACCGGGCGCGCGCCACCTACATGCTCAGTTCTGAGCCGATCACTGGCGACTGGGTGGAAACGTCCGCGGCTGAGTCGTGGTCATCGACCGACACCTGGCTCAAGTCGCCCACCGACCCGACGTTGAATGTGACGCTCGCGATGGAGCAGGGGCAACCGAGCCGCACCGACCCCCGACAGGCGGGAGTGTTCGACGTCCTGCCCAGCGCAGACGGTGAGGCCGTCCCCCCATCCGTCGTCGTGTTCGCTGGCGGGCGCAGCAGCCGCGTCTACCTGGCTCGCACCTACACGGCCGCCGAGCGGCTGGAACTCAAGGCCCTGATCGTCGGCGGGTTTGTGCTGCTCGACTGGTCGTCGGACGACCCGACCCGCGGAGCCGAGCACCTCGCCATCACGTCGCACACTGAGGCGGAGATGGTCCCCCATTACAGCCCGCTGCGAACGTGGATGCTGTTCGTCACCGAGGTTGACGCGCCGGCCGATCCCACGGCGGGCCGCTGATGCGTGACGTTGTTGCGTTCGACGTTGACGTTGACGACCCGTCCGCGGTGTTCGACCGGGTGATCGCCAAGTCGCACACGATCGCCACCCGATGCGACGTGCTGTTCAACCGGGAGACGATCGCCACCGGACTCGCCGTCACTGGCGGCACGGTCCGCTACAGCGCGACCACCGCTCACTCATCCTGGGTGGAGAGCCTGACGATCGCCGACCCCGACCGGGTGCCGGTGTCGTCGTCGGACATTCTCACCCCATACGGCTACGAGCTACAGCTCTGGCGCGGCGTGAAGGTCGGCACCGGGTCGATCATGGCGCCGCTCGGCGTGTTCCCGATCCAGACCTCGCTCGCCGATGGCGTGACGCTGCTGTCGACCATCACCGCCACCGACCGATCGAAGCTGGTCAGCGACGCCCGCTTCGATGGCGTCTACGTGGTCGAAGCAGGCACAAGCGTTGAGGAGGCGATCAGGGATCTCATCCAAGATGCGGCACCCGGCACCGAGTTCCTGTTCCCGTCGACCGGCTGGACAACGCCACGGCTCGTGTTCGGCCCCGGCGATGATCGCCTCACCGTGGTCAAGGGCCTAGCGCGCGACGCTGGAATGGTTCTCTACTTCGACGGCTTCGGCGTCTGCGTGATGCGCTCCGCGGCGACGTACGCAGACGAGCCAGTCGCCCATCTGTCCGAGGGCTCAAACATGGTCACCGCCAACGTCTCACTCGACCGCGGGCCAGCGTGGAACAAGGTGACGGCCGTGTCGTCAAACGCATCGCTGGGGGCGCAGTACAGCGGCGAGGCGCTGGATGACGACCCAACTTCCCCGACCTACTACTACGGCCCGTTCGGCAAGAAGCCGAAGCCTCAGCCGTACGCGTCGCCGTTCTTCGCATCGGACGCCCAGTGCGAGGCCGCAGCCGCATCCCTGCTCGCCAGTCGCCTCGGTGTGGCGCAAACGGTCAGCTTCTCGTCGTGGATCCTTCCTCTTCTT